ACATGGGCAGCATCGAAGTGGAAGCCGCCACCCGTGCGGACGTGGACAATTACTTTGGCCGCATCAGCGATGCCGTCCCGCAGCAGCGCTACATGCTCCACACGCAGGAGCTAATCGACTCTTGGCTAATCGACATGAAGCTCTGCATCGCGCAGACCATGGCGCTGGCGCAACAGTATATGACTCCCGAGGAGGTCGCGCGCATCACCGGCAATGCCCAGTTGGCATTCAACGCAAGCCCTCAAGACATCCGTGGGCGATTCGACATTACCGCTGAGTTTGACGCGCGCCTCCTCGACAACGAAGCCCTCGGCGCAAAGCTCGACTACCTCGCCAAAGTGCTCGTCCCGCTCGACAGCTTCGGCGTCATCGACCGCGCCGGCTTGGTCAAATACATGTTCCAAGCCGTTGACCCGAATCTCGCCGGCCTCTTAGTGCAAGACATCGGCGCCGCCACCGCCGCCGAGCAGGAAGACGAACAAACCGCCTTCGCAAAAATCGCCGCAGGCACCGAACCCCCGCTCAAAGAGGGCGGCCAAAACGCGCAGGTAAGGCTGCAAACCTTGCAGCAAATCATCCAGTCCAACCCCGCCGTCCAGCAGCGCTACCAGCAAGACGAAATCTTCCGCAGCATGATCGACGCCCGCGCACAAGCCTTCCAATTCCAGTTGCAACAGCAACAAAACGCCGTCATCGGCCGCACCGGCGCCCAGCCCGCGCTGCAAAAGCTCCAGCAAGACCAGCAACTCGGCATGCCCGCCCAACCCGCCGCCTAACCGTATGCACCCGAACATCAACGTCCGCAACGTCGCCGGTCTCAACATCCCGCAGCACGACCACATCACCTGCGCCTATTACTCCGGCACGAACAATTTGCAGACCGTCACATTCCGCGAGGGCGGCGGCAGTGGACAGGTGGTTGCCACGATCAATTTCACCTATACGCCGACGCAGCCGCCGACTGCGAGCGACGCGGACATCGCCACAGTTACACGCAGCTAGAGCATGGGACTAAAGTTCAATCCGCTGACCAGCACGTTCGATCTTGTAGGATCGGGCGGCGGGTCTGCGTTTTTTGCTGGAGAGGTCGCCACCTATGCGGATTTGCCATTGGACGGCACCGCTGCGCTCAACTCCCGCTGGCTGGTGCGCAGTTCCAGCGGCACATGGCCGTTCCCGAACTACCGTCAGGGCGGCATCTACATCCGCACCTCTATAGTCGGCTCCTCCCGCGACAACGACTACACGCTGGCCGACACTAAGCTGCCGGATGTCTTCGCTGACTCCGCGTTTTTGCTCTACGACAACAGCGACAGCACGCGCAACCTCCAGTTCGACCTCGGCAGCATCACCACCGGCACCACCCGCACGCTGACCGCGCCGAATGCCTCTGGCACCATCGCGCTGACAAACAACTCCCACCAGCCAAGCGCAATCTATTGCGATGCCGCCGATGTCGCAGACACAACTCTTAGCAGCGGCGAGCCTAACGGCATTTATTTCCGCGACGGTAGCGACAACGGCAAGGCTATTTATAAATCTTCACAGGGCTACGCGATTTGGTGGGACGATGGCGAGGAGGAGTGGGTGCTTGGCAACGTCCCACAGACGGCAAAGTATTACATCGGCACTGGCGACACGACTTATCCGTGGCAGGCGACCTCTTGGGCGCTCGGCCCGCAGGGAAGTGGTGAGGTGCCAGTTGTCGATCAGGCGCTTTTGTCCAATTTCCAGCGCAACGCAGCGCGGGACAGTGTTAGCACAAGAACACCGAAGACGGGCAACGCTTCTTCGACTGAAGTTGTTTTAGGCTCCGACACTCGGCTTTCGGATGACCGCGACCCGAATCTTCATGCCGCCAGTCACCTCCCCGAAGGCGCGGATGAGCTTTTTGACCAGTCGTTAGATAAATCCGATGACGTAGAGTTTGCCACAGTCGGCATAGGCGATACCCCCACAGGCTCCGAACGAAAGTTCCACCAGCACGGCGGCAAGTTTACGGTGGAATCTAACAGTGGCAGCTACGGACAATTTCAAGTTATTAATCCAAGCGCAGGCGAGGTGTCGTTCGTTTTGGCAAACGAAGCTGTGGCCAATGAGGACGGGACGATCACATCGCAAACAGCAGCGCAAACGTGGGCCTTCGGAACTGGCTCATACAGTAACAGCGCCACAACTTTCATCATCGGAAACAACCAAGGTAACAGCGTGTTTCATGTGCTACCAGACGGCAAAGTCGGTCTTGGTAGCGGCAACAGCGATCCCGCCGAAGCTCTTGATGTGGATGGCAACATCGCTTTGCGCGACACAGACAACGATTTCGCCGCGACCTTCGATGTTCAATCGCAGCTTTCTGATGATGTTACGCTAACGATCCCCGACCAGTCGGGAACTCTCGCAGTCGTTACAGACATCCCGACCACCGCAGGAGACGTTGGAGCGGTAGCGGCGGGAGCCATCACCACCAGCGGCCTAACCCAAGCCACCGCAAGAATTTTAGGCCGCACAAGCAGCAGCACAGGTGCCATCGAGGAGATCCAAATCGGATCGGGCTTGAGTCTTTCGGCGGGGGAGTTGTCGGCTACGGGATCGGGCATCACCGCAGTCGGCGCATCCACCGCAGATGTCTTGAGTGTGTCGGGGTCTGATCTGGTTGCCGATGACCCGAATGCTGACCGCATCGTTTTCTGGGACGATTCGGAATCCAAGCTGCGCTATCTGGAGGCAGGATCGGGGCTGTCGATTAGCGGCACAACGATGACCGTGACCGCAACGGGGGGCGCAACAAACCTCTGGATTCCCGCCTCCGCATGGATTCCAAAGACCACCGCAGGCTGTGGAGTCGATTCCCGCGAAACCACGACCAACGACCAAAACTTCGACGAGTTGCTTTTCGACACTGGCTCGGACGAACTTGCCGATGCGCTGGTAGTGATGCCGTCCAATTACAACAACGGCACCGTCACCGCCCGATTCTACTGGACTGCCGCAAGTGGCAGCGGCGGGGTGGCATGGGGCATCCAAGGCCGCGCCTTCGCCAACGATGACGCGCTCGACACGGCGGCAGGCACGGCGCAACTCGTCACTGACACGCTGATCGCCGCCAACGATATGCACATTACCTCGGCCACCAGTGCCGTGACTATCGGCGGCACACCCGCCGCCAACACGCCGATCCAATTTACCATCTATCGCGATGTCTCGGATGCTGCCGACACCCTCGCCGTGGACGCCCGCCTGCTCGGCGTGGAAATTATCTTCAACTGACCATGAGAGCGCGGCACAGGCATTTTAGCTACAAAGCGGCAGAAGCGAGCATTGCGCTGGATGCTCGCTACATTAATGAAGTGTCGGACGGAACCACAGTGGAAACGTGGAGTGATCGAAGTGGGAACGGCAGAGACGCAACACAAACAACTTCTGGAAATCGCGCAACATACAAAGCCGCAATTCAAGGCGGCAGCGGAGTGCTTCGTTTTGATGGAGGGGATTTTTACACCGCTACTTTTACAACTGGCACAGCTTATTCGGCCTATTTCATATTGAAAAGAACAGGCGGCGGATCAAATGCCTTTGGCGGCGTCAACTTTATCTTTGCAGCAGGGACTTCTGGCAGCACGAACTCAAATGCTCGCCGCTACCAAATGACTTTTGACGGAAACGCAAGTGGAGTGTTTCAAGTTCTTAGCAATGCAACAACAGGCACCAATCAAACAAGAAATGACAACTGGAATGTTCATTCTGTTAGTTCGCAAATAGGGAGCGGCAACCAGAGTTATTATCTAAACGGCGGCGGCGAAGTTTCAGCAAGCGTTTCTTCTTTGGCTGGAGTTACAAGTGGAACTGTTCGCATGACTATTGGCGAACGATCTTGGGATACTAGTGCGGCCTCGTTGAGACTTAATGGTGATGTAGGCTTGATAGTCACCTACGAGACAGCGCACGCGGCCCCGCTCCGCAAACGCTGCGAGCACGCCGCCGCATTTTCCTTCAAAATCTCCTGCAACTAACCGCCACCAAGACAATGACCCATCTCCGCTACGACAGCCAGACCCGCACCGAAACCGACCAGAACGTCATCGACAACCTCGTCCGCAAGGGGTGGGAAGTTTTCACGCCAGAGCCAGTGGTGGAAGTGCCGCCGACCTACACCGCCGACGAATGGGTGGATGCTCAGGGCTTCGCGGGCAAGCGCCCGACAACGCTGCTCTACCTCAAGCTCAAGCTCGACGCCGCGCAACTGACTTCTGCCAAGCTCGCCGCCGTGCAGGGCTGGCTCGATGCGATGATTGTCGCGGGCGTGACCGCGCCCTATGAGAAACGCAGCGACTATCCTGCCGCGCCTTATTCGTTTGAGGAAGCATCGGCAGAGGCGTTGGCTGTTCTCTCTAGCCTGAACCCCGAAACATAATAGTCGCCTACAACCACGAATCCAGATATACTAAATAGTCAATGGCCTCCCTCTCCGCATATTACCCATTACCAGTAGTAGCTGGCACCACCGCAGGCACATATGCGGAAGGGAATGATAGCAGGATTACAGGAGCAGCACAAAAGATTGGAGATTCAGATATAGAGATCACTAATGCTTCTAAGGGTATTATCTTTCGGGATTCCAACGGAGTTCGCCGCCGACTCAGGTTAGACACAGACGGAACCCCGCTAACAGAGGTATTATCATAATGAAGAAACTTTTACTTACACTTGTATTCGGGATTCTTGGCGGCGGGGTCTACGGCCAGACAATCAAGAGTCTTGGGTTTAACACCACCAACGGCCAAGTGATCGCCAATACGGGGACGAATGTGCTGACGTTTACGAATGCCTTGAGTTTTGGAACCAACGCCCCCGCCACCCGCACCAACCTCGGTGCAACAGTGTTGGGAGATGCCATCTTTACAGCAGCCAATCAAACAGCAGCCCGTCAAGCTCTTGGACTTCAGACCTATGCAAATACTCTGACCAACTCTGTAGGAACCGTAGAAATTGGAAGCACCGTAAATAGCGTAACTGTCGGGTGGACGATCTCTCCGACTAATGCTACCTATGCATTGCGTCAGCTTGTGCGCGGAACTAATACAAACACCATTACCAACAATTCCTCAACGCTGGCATTTACAAGTCTTGGGCTAACAAACGATACCACTTGGACACTTACAGTAGGAGACGACCAAGGTGTCACAAACACCGCAACAACATCTGTGCTGTTTCAAAACTACATGACTTGGGGCCGCTCTTCTTCTACAAATCTCAACAATGCTTCGCTTCAATCGCTCCATACTTCTGGAGGCGGGGCAAATCGGGCCTTTGCTACGAGCAGATCCCGAAGCATAACACTTGATGGGGGAGGACAATATCTATACATTGCTTATCCACAGGGATTTGGAGCAGCCAGCTTTACAGTTGGAGGGCTTCCAAATTCGGCTTGGACGGTTTTTACAAATAGCTATACCAACGCCAATGGATATGTTACCAACTATATTATCTATCGCACCGACACCATCCAAAACGGAACAGGAATCAATATCGTAGTCCAATAATGAAATACATAATTTTACTTTTACTTTTGCCTGTTTCGGCCTTGGCCCAAAACAACACTGGGACATTGGTCATTGCACCAATCAGGCCGCAGGCTACCAATGATACGTTTCCTTCGGCCATTGCCAATGAAATCAGGGGAGGGCCATTCACCGTGACGAATCTTGCGGGTCTTTCTAACATCCCCGCCGAACGCTTAACCATTGGTTCGCTGGGGTATGCTGAATCCACGGGACTATATTACAGGCTTACCTCTACTTCGCCCGTTACTTGGGCTGGAATAGACGGAGCTAATTTTACCAATGTCGGAACCACGGTGGATTTCCCTATTGCTATTACTAACGGCGGAAGCGGGGCAACCAATGCTGGTGGGGCAAGAACAAACCTTGGTCTTGGCCTGCCAACATTGACCAATACCAATAACGACAACTTTCTATCATCCATCGGATTGAGCAGCACAAACTCCGTCAGCTTTGCAAGAGTAACAGTTGAGCCAACCGCATCCGCATCAGCTTTTATATTTGGCACAAATAATACTGGTTTGTGGTCGGGCCCAGATGCCGATTATAGATCTTTTTCGGTTAGGGCTGGCGGATCAACCTTATTGTTTTTTGAAACAAATAGGGTTTTGTTTGCTACAAATATTGCATTTGATGGCGGGTCATCTGGAATAATCGCAGCAACAACCAGAACAAACATCGGGCTTGGATTGCCAGTTCTAACAAATACAAACAATACAAATTTTTTGAACGATTTGGGAATAGGAACAAACAGTTCCCCAACATTTAGTACTGTTTCAGTAAGCAATCTTCTGGTAACTGGAAACTTTACAAATACGGGAACTATCTATGGATTGAAAACTGATAGTGGCCCATTTGAGGGCATTGGTAATTTTTTTGCCAGCAACAACACCACAGTCAGCAATGAAACCTTGTTCCGTGTGGGTCTTGCCGAAGAAACAAATAAATCGGCACAATTTGGTTTTCGTGTGGCTAGAACTAATAATGGCGGCGAGGGATTTGCTGTATTTTCAGTATATGGTTATAATGCATTAATGATGATCGGGCCATCTGATCGTTCTCGCTCCAATAGTCTAACCAACACCAATGCTGGGATTGAGGCGGATATTTGGAGTATCGGCCCGACAAATAAGGTAATGACGCTTATTACTACCAATACTGGAGCAATGGAAATGCATCGTCCAATTGGGTTTAATACAAACAATGTTTCGACAACACCACCGTCCAACACCAACGTAACAAATCCAACTGGATGGATTGAAATGTATGTCGGAACCAACTCTGTTAGGGTTCCATATTATCAATAAAATTGACTTTATCTATTAACACTTTAAACTTTATACTTTAATGGCAACAGGCAACGCAGAACTGGAAAATCTACCAGAGAGTGGTAGTCCCCCCAAAAAAAGGATCAAATCATCTGATAGTCTTGTGGCAATTGCCAACAAGTATATCGAACAAGATGAGGATGCGGCGTATCTTCGGGCGCGGGCGCAAGCCCTAGTCAACGGCGAAGCCCCCTACGATGCCGAAGAACTAAAAAGCAAGGGTCTAACCCATGTGGTTAACGCCAATTTTGGGGAAGCCAATGCCATCATGGAAGCCGCCTTGGCCCCGTATATCGAACTCCAGAACGGGGTACCCCGCATTGCCAACGTCATCATGGAATCCTATCAGGGAGACTCCAATGAGGATTCCGAGATTATCTCTGAAGAGTTTGACTGGATGCTTAAGGAGTGGAGCGACCATGCTTACAATATGCAACTTCTTTCCCGCGAGTTTGTGGGTGATGGGGTTGGGGTGGCCATGTGGCCCGATGAAAGGTCGATCTTCTGGGAACCCTGTGGACTCAAAGACTTCAAGGTGGCCCGTGACACCAAGGTATCAGATGAATCTATCGAAGTGGCCATCGTCCAACGCTCCATGAGTGTGAGCGAGCTTTACCGTTACATTCGTAATCCCAAAGCCGCGAAAGAACTGGGCTGGAACCTCAATGCGGTTAAGCAGGCCATCTGGAAGGCTTCGACCAAGCGGGATCAGTGGAAGAATTACACCGCCCACTGGGAAGATTTTGAACGCGAGATCAAGGAGAATGACCTCTATGCTGGGGAGTCGGCCTACCACCGCGCCCAATTGATCTACGGTTACAACCGTGAATTCGACGGCAAGTTTACCCAACTTATTGGTTCCCGCGATTCTTCGGATTTCCTATATGAGCGATACAGCCGCTACGGTAATGTGAATCAGTGCTTTGTTATCTTCACTTATGGAGTTGGGCAAGGAACATTCCACACGATTCGCGGACTCAAACAGAAAATCTACAACCAGATTCAGATTTCCAATCGTGTTCTGTGTCAGTCGGCCCAAGCCGCCATCACTTCTGGACTTATCCAGTTGCAGGGTGACGCCGAAGCCATCCAAGACTTTCAATACATTGAAGTAGGGCCGTATACCTTCATTCCTAGTGGGCTGACCCCGATCCAACTTCAACCTCCGTCGATTGCTACTCAGGGTCTTCCTGTCTACAATCTTATGAGCCAAGTGTTGCAGAACAACACGGGTAGCTATCGCTCGCGTCAGGCTACTCCAGACGGACAGGCCCGCTCTGCTACTGAAGTTGTCCAGCAGGCCCGCCAAGAGTCCACGCTCAACGCCGCAGCATTGGAACTTTTCTACACTCCGTATAACAAGCTTTTGACCGAACAATACCGCAGGGCTGTTAATCCTCTCCTTACTGCTAATGATAAGGGTGGCCAACTTGCCCTTGAATTTCGCCGCCGCTGTGCGCGTCGAGGAGTTTCAATTGAGCGTATGCGCCAGTTCCTTAAGGTCACGGCATTCCGCGCCATGGGTGACGGAAGCCCAGTGATGACCGAAATGGCGAGCAAGCAACTCATGGAGCTTTATTCCTTGATGGACGAGAAGGGTAAAGAGAATACTCTACGTTCCGTCATTGCTGGTATCTCTGGTGTGGGCTGGCAGAAGGTCAACCTTTTCGTCTCCGACAAAGGCCCGCGCCGTGTGGTGGATTTTGATATCGCCAACCTTGAGAACGGCAACCTTCGTCAAGGTATTCCGCAGATGGTTCACGATAGCCAGAACCATGCCGTTCATATTGAGGCCCATATCCCGATGATTGCCGAGATCATTGAAGCCCATAGGCAGCAGCAGATGGCTGATGAGCAGGCAATGCAAATTCTTCGACCTGCCGCAGACCATGTGACCGAACACCTTGTCTTTTTCTCCAATAACAGCTATCGGGCACAGGAAGTTCGCGAACTCAAGCGCCAACTCCAAAACCTCACAGCTTACATTGATGAGCTTGAGCAACAGGTCATCAACCGCATGATGGCTCAACAGAGCCAAGCCCAAGAGCAGGCCGCACAGGCTCCGCAAGGACAGATCGACCCCCGCTCTGAAATGGAACTCCAGAAAGCCCAATTGAAACTGGCTGAGATGCAGGAGAAGCGGATGATGAACCAAGAGACCCATCAGCAGAAGATGGAGACTATTCGTCAGCAGATGGCTCTTAATGATCTTAAAACGCGCAGTTCTATTCTTGAGAAAACCGCCAGACCCGCAGGCCGACCCCCGATGGCCGCACAAACTGCTTAGAAATTATTATCATATTAAGCTATTTATGCAGGAATGTATTAATTTCTATGCTATTTGTGCTAGACAAAGTTAGAATCTGCATATAGTTAGACTTTATTAATGGATTGGACAGATCAGGATTCGCGTGAGTGGAGCAAAACTTGGGCTATGCCCCATATGCAAAAGGGGCTTAAGTTCATCTCCAAACGGGTTCGCCCGAAGCGGAGCAGTAGTCCTGTGGCACAAGGTTTTAATCTGTCGCCAGTGTTCATTAAGAGCGCGGGTTTTTATGAGGGCAGTCAAGAGGTTATGGATCTCATTGATACTTTGGGTCAAGGACAGGTAAATAAACCCAAATTTGACTTGCCAGAACCCTTCTCTCATATAACTTCAGAAGAAACCAACTAACATAACTAATATACTATTATGGCCGATATCCTCAATTCAGCCCTCACGGGTGACGCAGACTTTGCTGGCACAATCTTTGGCGGAAAAAATCAAGAACCTGTAGAACCGACTCCGAGTGAGACGCCCGCTCCCGAAACCCAACAAGAAGAGCCCAAGCCCGCCGCCGAAACCCCGAAAGAGGAAACTCCCAAGGCGGAGAAAAAAGCTCCCGTTAAGGCGGAAGCCAAATCCAAGGCAACCAAGGAAGAGGTAGAAAAGAAAGTTGCAGATATTACCAAGGAAGTGTCTTCGGAGAACACTACAGAGAAATCAAATGAAAATACCTCAGATGATGATCTTCCGCTAAATCCCCACTTTGCCGATAAGCCAATCTCTGATAAACCTGAAGGTGACGATTCCGAGAAGGGTGTCTCAAGCTGGAAAGAGATCAAAAGCGAAATGAAAAAAGCCCGCGAAGAGCGGGATCGCCTCAAGGCTGAACTGGAAGCCACCAAAGAGAAGGTAGGCAAATATGAGGGTGAAACAGTCAAAACCCTTCAGGAAGAGCTAGAAGGCTACAAGACTCGTTTGGCAGAGCTTGGCCGCGAGCTAAAGACCGCAAACTTTGAACGAAGCCCCGAATACGTCGAAACCATTAAAAAGCCCCTCAGTGGCCTTCAGGGCGATTTAAGGGCTATCGCAGAAGCCAATG